TTCATTGCCGCTTCAAAGGTGCTGGCCGTCCGGTTTGCCGAAACCCCCAGCGCCGCCAGCGGGACCGTCAAGGCCGCCGTCATGCCGACGCCCACGACGCGCATTTTACGCGTCAGATCGTCCAGCACCGTCCCCAACTGCTGAAACGCGCTGCGCAGACCGGCAAGGTCGCCGCGCGCCCGGCCAACCGCCGGCGTCCAGTCGTTCGTGTCGAGAATAAGGACGCCGCGAAGGGCGCCGATCACGGCGTTACCGCTCATGCTTCTTTCCCTTCTTTGGCGGTGCCGCTGCAGTCCACATGTGGGCCATCGTCAGCATTTGGTCGGCGGTCATAGCGCGCTTGGGCTGTTTGCTGCGGCGCGGCCCGGCCACTTCCTTGAGCGGCGGCATTGTCTTGGCCCGCTGGAGCGCGGCGGTGTGCCAGGCAAGCCATGCCCTATCATGGTGGTCATTTTCCGCTGCGCGCCGTTTGCCCTCGGTGAGAAGGCTCATCAGGCGCGGGGTGCTGCGGAAAAAGCTGTCAGCATCTGGACCGAGGCCAAGCTCGGTCCAGATCGTCAGCGCCCTTTGCCAGTCCCAGGCTTCTTCGGGATCGCTGCCTTTCCCTCCGCGCTCGCGCCCGGATCGGGGAATGCCGCCTGGAACGCCTTGGCGATCACCTCGGCGGCGGGCTGCACACCCAACTGGTGGATCAGGTTTCCCGCCTCCAGATCAGTCATAAGGCCGTGCTTGGCTTCGAGACCGATACGAAAGATGGACCGGATCATGGTCGGGCTTGCGAGACGTTCGCCGAGCTGCTCGACATCGACGCCAAGGTCAGCCTCGATCGTACAGAGCGCGTTGAAGTCGTAGAGCAGGATAAATTCCTGCTCGCCGATCTTGCAGGCGACCTCGCCCTTGATGGGGTTCGCCATCGGTTAGTCTGCCGGCTCGCGGACGATCGAACCCGAGCAGCGCCCGGTGACCTGCGCGGTAAGGCGGTCGTTCAGCGGCGCGGCGGGCTGGAAGCCACGCACCAGCAGATCGAAAGCCCAGACAGCGCCGTTCGGCCACTCGAACTCGAAGGGCACCGGCTTGCGGGTTGCCTTTGCCGCCAGCACCAGCGTTTCGGTCGGGCCACCAGGGACATAGTTGATCGTGAACGAGCATTCGCCCGGATCGGTCAGACCGCCGATATATTCCTTCACGCCGTCGGGCGAGCCGAAGTGGGTCACCTCGATCTCATCATCAAGTTGCTGGGGCGGCGTGATCTCGAACGGCTCGCCGATTTCCGCGAAAGCGGTTGCGGGCGGAACCTTGATGCGGATCTTGATGCCAAGACCCGTCATCGCCTGGCTGTTACCTGCCATAGGTCATTCTCCTGTCGTTAAGATGCATAGTGCCAGAGGCGCAGGTCGAGCGAAGTCCGATGGATGGGGTTACTCGCCGCATCCACGTCCTGATCGTCGCGCTCGTTTTCGACGAAACAGGAATTGAAGTGTGGCAGGCCAAGGTCGCCGCACGCTGCCTGAACAGCGCGCGCAACGCGCTTTGCGTCGCCATATCGTGCGCCGAAGCAGTCGGCCTGAACCAGATAGGGCGTCATCTCGTCACGCCCGCTGTGGGTATAGAAGGGCACGCCACTCACGACCTGAAGACGGATGCTGGGCACCTGCCCGCGCAACCCCCAGTCGATCCGGGTGCCGACTATCGCCGCCAGCCCGCTGTTCGCGAGCAGCGCTGCTCGGAATTGCTCTTCCATCGTCAGCCTTTCACGATCCGATCAAGGCGCTTGCCCAAGCCGTCCTTCAGGCGGGATTGGACGTCGGAGACGCGGCTGTCCCATGCCGGGCGCATGAACGGGTGCCCACTCTCGTGAACGGTGCCGAACTCTTCGGTGATCGCCTGTGGCAGCGGTCCCGGCCCAGCATAGATTTCAACGGTCCCCGTCTCCGGGTGGTTCAGGGCGGATTGCGCCGGGCTGAGCCGATCGCCCGCGTGGATCGAGTTGGCGAGGGTGCCGGTGCGGCGGCGCACCAGCGCGCGGGCCGCATCAGCGACAGGTTCCAACGCGTCGATACCGATTTCCTTGAGCGCCTCCGCGTCCCGCATGCCCCCCAGCCGCACAAGTGTTCGATCGGCCTCATCGAAGCCCTCTACGCTCAGCCCAGCTTTCACGACTGCAACTCGGCGGCGGTGGTGATCTCCAGCCCCTCGCGACGGCCGATCTCTTTGACGCCCACTACGTTGTAAACCGTGCCTTCGCAGAGCAGCGAGTGACGATCAGGTCGGATTGTCGACGTCAGGCTGTCGTAATGACAGACGAACCTGCTGCTGATCTTCGAGCCGAAGCTCTCGGCTCTGATGCGCTCGCCGTCGCCTATGTCCTTTCGAGACATCCACCGCTTGCCTACTTCGACCGGAGCGCCCGGAGACGAAGAAAATCCGTCATCCTCAGACTGCGCGGCCAAGATCGTTACGCGGCGATCAAGAGTGCCAGGGTCGAGCGTCATCAGCGATACACCCGGAAGGGGTTCAGCAGGCTCTCGACAGTGGTCGACATGGGTATGGACGCCGGGGCTATGCTCATGTCCGATGCCGAGGTGCGGAAGCGGTAAAGGTCGCCCACCATCAGCAGGATCGCAGCACGGATGGGCGCGGGAATGTTCGGGACGATCGTCTCGGCGTCAGGATTGACCGCATAGCCGGCGCGATACTGGATGCGCACGGCATCCCCGTCGCACCCTCGCCACTGCGCTGCCGGCCACGAGTTCGGCCAGGCTGGACGCAGCAGCGGACCGGACAGTTCATAATCCTCATCGTCAAGGATCGCGGCGTCTCCGTTGCCGTCGACATATTCGATCGACACGATGTCGACGGCAGGAGGGTATGGCAGCGCGATCGAAGTGACGCCGAAGGACGGCAATCGAACCTCGATTGTCTGCAACCCAAGCGCCCTGCCCAGCCAGCCGGCAGGCCCGTCGATATGGGCCGTCGCGGCGGCGATCATCGCCTCCACGAAGGCTTGCTCGCCGTCACCGTCAAGGCGCAGATGCGCCTGGGCTTCCGGCCAGGTTACGACCGGCTCGGGAGGGATGACGACGAGCGCGCGCATCAGTTCTTGTTCTCGATCGGCTTGGTCGATGCCTTGGCCGGCTTGGCCCGAGAAGCGGCGGGCACTTCTGCCTTGTTCTCGACGGGGGCCTCGGCCTTGTTCTCGACCGGCGGCTGAGCCTTTTCGCCCGCGCCTTCATCTTCCTGTCCTTCGTCGTAATCGGCTGCGGCGCCGTCGATTTCCACCAGCGCGCCGAGATCGACAAGATGCTTCGCATCGGCGGGAGAGAGTTCGCGGGTGTCGCCGGGCAGGTATTGCTTGTCACCGTCCAACTGACGCAGGACGCGGTAGGTCTTCTTGCTCATGTGATGCTCCTTTCGGATCATCGGCGCAGGTGCGCGTCGATGATCGGAAAAGGGGTCCCTCGGAAATCCAAGGGACCCGTTCTCATCAGGCGATGCGGCCGAAGTCGCCGTAAATGAAGGCTTCGGGCCGATACACGGCAAGCGCGAGGCGCTCTTCATTCAAGATCGTGATCATGTTCTTGATGAAGTCGTCTTCGTTTTCGGTCGCGATTTCGATGCGCGCCAGCCAGCGATCAAACAGCTGCGCGCCGAGCTTGAAGGCACCCGTCAGGAACTTGTCCTGCGCAATTGCCTGGGTCGGCACGACAGGGTTGCCCCACAGAACCGGACCGGTGAGCTGCGCGGGATTGGCGAAGATATAGCCGCCCGCAGCGTCCTTCGTCAGTTCGATCACGGTCCAGTCGATCGGGTTCATGACCGTGCCGGTCGCCGGGAACTCGGCGAGGGCTGCCTGTAGCATGGCAAGACGAACCTGGTCGATGCTGGTAGCCCCGGAGATCGCGACCGGAGCGTTGTAGGCGGTCGCCTGCGGGATGATGCCGAGCAGGTTCTGGCCGGTGCCGTCACCGCTCAGGATCTGCTGCTCCTCCTTATATGCGAGCCCATAATTGAGGCGACCATTGATGTAGGACGCCAGCTGAGAGACGTCGTCCATGATCTGGCGCGAGGCCTTCGCATAGTGGGCGATCACCTTCGCAGTGGTCGAAACCAGATCAAAGGTGATGTCCGACTGCGGCTTGGCAGCGCCTTCCGCCACGGTGGCCGCATTGTTGGAGAACCCCGTCTCCTTCACATATTCGAGCGTGTTGCCGTCCATCCGGCCAGGCGTGATCAGATCGCGCACGGTCAGACGACGCTCGGGCGGCGCGATGATGCCGGGCAGGCGGGTTTGGTTGACAGCATCGCCCAAACCACCGGTCCCAGTGGTGGCGGAGGTCAGCGACGCCTTGGCGGAGAAGTCGATCTTACCGCGCTTGCTTTCGCTTTCCAGGAACGCCTTGACCCGTTCGTCCGCGACGAACTGGTCGCCCAGCGTTTTCACGTCGATCTTGTCATCGCCGGGCTTGCGGTCGAGCTTTTGCTCGATGTCGTCGAGGCGGTGCTTGACCTCGTTCATACCGGTCAGGGCCTCGTCGGCCAGCTCCTTCGCGGCCTTCGTCAGATCCTCGCCGGTCTTGGCCTTGCCAACCGCTTCCTCGGCGATCTCCTTCACCTTGTCGAACCGCTTGTCGAAGTCCTTCTTCAGTTCAACGGCAAGCTGTTCGACGGACTGCGGGTGGCCTTCGCCATCGCGGATATAGCGGCCCAGACGGCGTTCGTTGCGCGTCATGATGCCGAGGAAGGCGCGAGCGCCTCCCACGAAAAACATCTTCTTCATGGAATATCTCCGTGTGTGGTCAGGCGCGCAGGGTCGTCAGGAACCTGCGCATGTCATCGATCGCCTGGCCCTCGGGCTCCCCCCGAAGATGCGGCGTCGCCGCGGTGGCAATCGCTGCCGCCTTGGCTTTCGAGAGGCCAAGCTCCCGCAGGGCCCCCTCGAACTCGCGGACGGTCGGCAACTTGCCGGCCTCCAGAATAGATTTTACGGTTTCGACACGCGCGCGCTCATTGGCGGCGAAGGTGACGATGCTGTTCTCAAACAGGTCGAGCTTGAGCAGCGAAAGGACGCCAGGCTTGCCCTCCTTGGGCTTCGCCTCGATGGTGCGATAGCCGATGGACAGGCCGTCCAGCGCGCGCTCCTGGAGCAGGCCGTGAACCTCTGCCGCTTTGGGCGACTTGTCGATCAGTAGCCGGCCTTTGACGTACAGGCCCTTGCTGTCCTCGGCGAGATCGTCCCAGACGCCGAGCACCTGGTGCGGATCATGCTGGTAAAGCATTTTGATCCGACGTCCGGTTCGCTGGCTCTTGACCAGGCTGTCGACGAACGCGCCGGGCTCGACCACCTCGCCGTAGCTGTCGACTACGCCGAAGACTGAGGCATAGCCCTCAATGACCCCGGTATCGCTCACCGCCTTTTCGTCGAGCGCGAAGGCGCTGTTCTTGAACAAGATCATTCTTCGTCTTCCTCATCATCCAGCTTCGGGCCGCCGTTGTGGCCCATGGCTGGCGTGTCGGTGATCGGCACATTCTGCATCTGCATGCGAGGCACATCGCCACCGGGGACAGG